GGTGCTGCAAGTCATTGCGCTCAATGATGTTGGGCGTCTTGTTTTGATCCAGTGGATCGTATCGATCAGCAGACTTTGGCAACTTCATCGCTTGCCACCCTGCACAGCCTCAAGCCGTGGAATGCCCAGACGCCAAGAATCATTGCCGTTGGACTCCACCCGCATCTTGACCTGACGCGCCGTAAACCTGACATCAGTTGGGTTGGCCATGTTGTACGGGCCGAATGAGGTTTCGGCGCCATTCGGGTAAAACTTGGTCTTGAATGTCATGGTGACCTCGCCTTGCGTCAACTCATCGGGCACCAGTTGACGCGCCGCCATCAGGTTGTCGCCAATACCAATCTGCACTGGGCCGGACTCAGCGAACTGCACAGCGCTGTCATAGTCGTAACCAATTTCATGCTCGTACACATACCCGTCAACACTCACCAGTAACGGGTTGACAAAGACGCCGCTGTCGGTGCCGCAGGTACGGGCCAAGCTGCCGATGGACCAGTGGCCCTCTTGGTAGTTGAACGATACATACGAGTCAACTTCATTCGATGTGGCCGAAGGGTAGTACCACCAGATCTCACGAAACGCACTGTTGTGGACAGCGTAAATCTTGCTGGCTTGGCTGGTGTTCAGGTTGCGGTACACATAGTCACTGACATCAGACGGCAGGGGCTTGACATAGCCGTCAAACATCCAGAAGCCGGACCGGCTCATCCAGACCGCCATCGTGTCCACTGCGGCCACAGCCTGCTGCGAGATCAGGCCGCAGCCGCTGCCGATCTTCTCAAAGTTGTACACATACGGCTGGCCGATGTACTGGCTCTGGTGGACATCGGTGTCCGTAAACAGCAGGTTCACGCCACGCACGCGCTTGCCGGCCATCAGCCTGCCGGTGGTGGCGATCTCGTAATCGCCGGCCTGATTGGTGGTGCTTGGCGTCCAGACGGTATTGTTTTCTTGGTCGCACCACGCGACCTTGCGGGGGTTGCCGCCAGCGCCGAGCGCGAAGATGAAACGCTCGGCAGTCACCATCATCGACTGGCAACTGGTGGGCGAGTTGGCGATCTGGGCTGCGATGGTCGGGGTTGAGAAGTCTAGTTGCCACTCGTAAATCTTGCCGTCAAAGTTGCTGCACCCGACAAGGTACTCGCCCCAAGTGTCCAGCGCCCATGTGGTGGCCGGAATGACAGCGGTCAAGTCGGGACGGGCCACGCCATAGGCAAACGAGCCGTAGGTGCTGTAGCCGTAGCCGATCTTGACCACGGCATCAGCGTTTCCGGATGTGAAGCCGGTGGGCGTGATGTTCTTGATGACGCCGCCCTCGTTCGATGCGTACAGGCCGGAATGCGTGCCGATGCCGATATATCGCTCGGCTGCATTGGTGCGCCAAGTAATCATGCCCCGAGCCTTGCCGGTGACCGTGCTGTTTGAGCGTTTGCGCCAGCCGCCAACCGGCAGCATTGAGCCCTCTTTCCAGCGCACCAGATTGGCATCAAACCAGCGGCCAGCAGACTGGAGTTCTGTGCCGTTGCGGTAGACGCCTGGTGGAATTTGAAGCGGAATGTATGCCATTGTGACCCCTGAATAATCGCTATTTTCTCACGCCACAGGGGTTTAAGAGCATCTCAAACGGCCATGTACAGCCCGATGTTGGCAAAAGCATAGCCTGCGTAAACCACCGCCATCGGGATATTACCCTTGAACAACTGCTCTACGGAGATGCCGGCGTAGACAACAGTCACGGCGATGATGAGCCAGCCACTCACAATGCACTCACATCGTAGACCTGACCACGAAACTCGATGTGGCCCTCGCTGAACCGATGCACCACCTCCGGCCACAGCAGTTGGCCATTGAAAAAGGTCAAGATTGCGAACCCAGAACGCCAATTTACGGGATTGTCTTCCAGATAATCAAGGAACTGAGGGCCAGTTGGGTCCGCCAGCGTGCCCGTGTCCACACCAAACCTGTTTCCGTTGTAGTCTGCATACGGCGTCACCTTCAGGCTGTGCAGGTGGCCGGTGACGATGGTCTTGCCGGAGCCCACAGTATTGTTGTGTGTTGCATGGATGCCACCCTTGTATCGGTGCTTGACCACCACATCCTCAGTCGGCCAGCAGGACCAGCAGGAATTCCACGCCGGAAAGTGGTCCTTCAATGAAAACCCCTTGACGCCCTCAAACTCACCAGCGTTGGCCGCCAGCCTGTTTTCAAAACGGGAATCATGGTTGCCCATCGTCCAGATCAGTTTTGCCCTGCCAGCCTCGTCCTCAATCTCGCCCAGACAGGCTTCGCACGCCTTGAGTTCTTCAATGATGCTGGGCTTTGTATCCCATCCGATACGCGGAAACCGGCTGATGCTGGCCCCGTCAAATGCGTCACCGTTGTTGATGATGGCCTTGGGCTTGAACTCGTTGATGGCCCAGAGCAGACCCTTGAACGCCGTGCTGCGCAGACCTGGCCAAAAGTGCGCGTCACTGAAAACAATCACAACCCCATTCTCAATGCCAAGCTGGTGGCGGGCCTTGTGGTTGTGGGCTGTCTGCAAGTGGTCAAACTGTCGGGCCTTGGGGTTTTCAGACTCCAGCTTGATGTGGTAGCGGCGCTCAATTGAGCGCCTGCGGCCATGAACCCCAGCTTGCTCTTGATTCAAGACAGTGGCGATTTTCTTTGCTGACTTCAAATCTTGCCACAGCGCAATGAATTCGGCGTCTGTGATTTTGGGGGCTGCCATATCAATCCTTAGTTAGAACGCGCTCAAGCACATTGATGACCCGATGCTCGGCAGCCTCCAATTGCTCGGGGGAAGCGCCACGGTCGGCTGCTGTCTCAATGAGGTCGTATGTCAGAAGGTGCAGGCATTCATGCAAGGCTGTCTTCTTTAAACTTGATTCTGTAATTTCCTCCGCACCAAAGTCGCCCACCCGATAAGTTGCCAGTCGGGCCGACTGGTTTATCTCGACTGATGCCATTGCGTTTTTGGCTGGCCGCACGCCACGCTCGATGCGCCAGTCGCCAAGTGACAACACCGTCTGCCAGTGGGCCATGTATTTATCAAACAAAAGCACCTGTTCGGTGCTTGGCATGTTTTTCATGGATATATGGTGACTGGTTGTTATGTCAGCATCATTACGAAAAGCTGCGGGTGCCCTGCTTGTCGATGATGAGCGCCTGACGGCGGGGCGTGTCGCTGATGCTGATGTGCGTCCATGCGTCAAACTCGCGGATGATCTGGTCAAACGGCAGATTGGAGCCCACCAGAGCCCTCACCACGGCGTCCGGCGTCATGCCTGGGACTCGGATGTCAGCCGCGCAGCCCGTGCGGTGCTGGCTGGTGTCTTTTGAGCCCACTGAGTCGTTGACCTGCTTGGACCGGAAGGCACTGTTTACCATGATGGGTTTGCCGTCAAGGTAAGTCTTCACTTTTTCCAAGAACTCGGCCAGTTTGACCAAGTTGGCCATCTCGGCATCGTTGGGCGTGTTGTCAAACTGGCGGTGGCTGGTGGTGGTCAGTTCCTCCAGCGTGAAGTGCTCGGTCAGTTTCATTTCACTGCCTTTGACAGTGCAGCCGTCTTATCCTGGCTTGACTTGCTGGAGCCAAAGTAGTAGGACAGCACCTGCTGCGCGGCGGCAGTAGCGTAGCCCAGCGCAAAGATGATGAGCTGCTGCTGCTCAGTCTTGATCTCCAAAAATAGCAAAGATGCTATAAAAAGAAAGGTGGTGGCCACAGTGCCGAGCGCAAGAATAGGCACCACCAACTGGGCCAGTGGGGTGGCGTTGGCCTTGGCCATCTCAAACTCACGGTTGCGGGCGCTGTCGCGGTCGGCAGCTTCCAGTTTGGCAAACTCAAGCTCAAGGTCGGCCAGTTTCTGCGCGGCTTGCGGGTCGCCGGCAATGGCCTCGGCCACCGCCGCCACCGTGTCCTCAACATCGAACTTCTTGGCCAACATGGAGACGGCAGCGCCGCCCAGTGGACCGGCAACAGCCGTGGCCAGCATTGGTGCTGCGCCCTTGAGGAGATTGAGTAACGCTTCCATCGTCAGCCTTTCTGAAAACCACAGTTGCCCTTGCATTGCTGCATGGCCTCGTACACGAACCATCCCGTGGCGCCGAGCACTACAGAGACCACCAGCAGCATCAAAATGATGGTGATGAGTTCATCCATCTCCTTGTCCTTGCGGGCCTTGGCTTCCTTGGCCCTGCGGGCATCGTGAGCCGCTTCCTTGTTGATGCTGGCGGCGCGGGCGATGATCTTGGCCCAGACATCCATCTTGTTGGACTGGAAGAACAACATCTTGACCTCTTCTTCGAACGCCCTGGCCTGCTCGATGGCCAATTCCAACTCAATGGCTTGGCCCATCGCAGAGCCCTTGAACGCGCCAGACTTGGACTGCTGGATTACCGTGATGGCATCGGCCTTGGCTGAGAAGAACTTGCCAAGTACAGGGCCAAGCGACTCAACATCCTTTACGGTCTGTGCGGCAGTCTTGACGAGCTTGACGGCGGTCTGGATTGCCGCGAGGCAGGTAAACGGGTCCAGCATTATTTTCTTTCACGCCACTGAAGGCACCAGACCAGCAGCCTGTCAGATGACCACGACCACCTGACGCACTGGAATTCGGCCTTCTTCACGATGGCCGGTGGGTCTGGCGGCAGTGCGTCCATCAGCGCACCTTGAAGTGATCCCAGAACGCGACAAGGGCTGTGACCAAACCGCCGATCCACAGCAGTGGCTTGGCCAGCTTGCTCAGGGTCTCCAGCACCGTGAACGCACCCTGTGCAGCGACAAAGGCCGCCGTCACATCCTTGGTGCTTTCTGTCAACCCATCGACCTTAGTCTCAACAGCCACCAGCCTGTCGTAGATTTCTCGGTGAGTTACATCGTGGTCGCTCATGCCAGTTGTTTTATGATGGTTTTAAGCGATGCCACATCAGCAGCAGCGTCAACAGCAGCCTGCATCTCTACATACTTGGCTCGGATGACTGCGCGGGCTTCTTCAGCGGCCACAGCCTCAAATGGGATGGTGGCTTTCACATCCAGCGGAACAAACTCTTGTGAGCGTGCTGCACGCCGCGCCTCATGGGTGATGGCCTTGGCTTTGTCGATGTTGATGGTAATCATGCTGTCACCTCTGGAAATTCATTTGATTCATTGCCTACACCGTCTGTCAACAGGTCAGTATCAACCGACCAAGCTGCACGGAATGTCCGATCTGTTGGAATGTCAACAACATCCACAATTTTGAACGGCACACCTGTTGGTACATCTTTCAATGCAACTGCCAAGGCAAACTCATCATCAGTTTCCAAGCGATAACTGGCTGGCTCGACAAGACGCTGCTCGTCATAAGCCTCTGCCTCATCTGTCGCTGGGACAGTGATTGTTTCAAACACTGCTGCGCTCACCAATACTTGTCGGCGTGCTTCTGATGCTGGAACAATGACAGCAACACCGCCGTCCTCTGTTTTGTAAATGATTCGTTTGGTCATAGAGTTCTTTCAACGGAAGATGGAGACAGCGACAAAGGTTGAATCTACTGCGCTATTTCCAGTGTTAAACACACCAAATCGGAACGCTGAAGTTGTTGTCGCCACGGTGCTTTCTTTGCAGACAAAGGTAGTCCGAGTTCCACTAAGTCGATCAGACATACCAACTGCGTTGTAGTTGGCATCAGGCATTGCCGTGGTGAAGTTCATTGTGTAAGTGCCAGTGCCGCCGTCTGTGATGCTTGACACATTGCCGCTACCGAGAATTGCAATTGTTCCAGTGCCGTTGAAAATTACCCATGCGCGGGCGTCATACGCCAGAGCCATAGCGCCAGTGCCGTCTGTTGTCGACATCTGACCTGTGGCGGCGATGCGCATCTTTTCTGATAAAGCTCCGCTGGTAGAACCTTGCCCAATAGCAAAGTTGACTCCGCTGTCTTGCGACCACATACCCCAGCCAGCAGTGCCATCAACAAGCGAAACACCCCCACCAAAAGTTCCACTTGCCGTAAAAGACGCAGCAGTTGCCCAAGCAGATGTTGCGGGACTGTAGCTGGCAGCATAGGAGTGCACCATCCCTCGGGCAGTGGTAGTTCCCACTTGCACTTTCCCCGATGTATCAATCCTAACTCGCTCACTGCCGCCTGTGTAGAAGGTCATTGGCAGATAAGTGCCTGTGCCGTTGATATCCGAAGCAAACCTTGCGTCTGCGCCAGTCATAGCTATTTGAGCACGGCTTGCATTATTTAAGTCAGTCCCCGAATAGCTTGTAAAGTTTGCATTGGTTGAAGTCCCATTAGGAACTGCGCTAATGCTTGTATTTCCATTAACTGTGCTTGTTTGAAATGCCAAACGGTTTGATGGCGTCGCATTACTGAAGTCGCCAGTGATGCGGTTGCCCGTGCCTGTGAAGGCTAGGTTGGCAGAAAAATCTGTTGTGCCAGCGACCTTCAAAGTCTTCCCAGAGCCAACATTCAGGCCAACCGATGTGCCGGTGCCGTCAGCCTTGAAGATGCCGTCAACGGTGTCCAGATCGGTGTTGATCTTGGTGCCCCATGTGTCGGTCGATGCGCCGACCTCGGGCTTTGTGAGGCCAAGGTTGGTGGTTGTGGTATCTGCCATGATTTATTCCTTAAACGGTTTCCCAAACTTCAGACACATCAGCAATCGGCGTCCATGTCTCTGGCGTGTCATTAATTGACCCCCAAGATTCAGACGAAGCAGAGATTGGATTCCATGTCTCTGGCGTGTCATTGATGCCTGTCCACGACTCTGCCGTGTCCCCTTGATTATTCCATTTATACGCGCCGAATGCGTACATGCTGCTGATGCAATTAATGCTAAAAGCAAAATCCATCACCCTCTCTGCATCCGCTGTCATCACTCCAGCGGCCTCAATCGTTATCGGCTGGTTGACAATGACATTGGAGTCAATTTCCATCAGCGCATCACTGGCGATGGTGCAACTGATGAACGCGACCCGCTGGCCGTTCACCGCCATGCTGGACGATGCGGCTACCGCCACATCGCCAATTGCATAGCGCAAGCCCGCAGCCGAGACGGATGATGCGTCTGTGATGCTGGCACTGCCTACAGCGTACCGAAGGCCAGCACAAGACGCCTCCGAGGCTGATGAAACTGAAGCTGCACCAACTGCAACTCGCTGTCCGGCAGCCGATGCTGATGACGATGCTGAGACCGCAAACGCGCCCAGCTTGACCGCTTGGCCAGAGACAACCTCAGTCGATGCCGATGAAACAGCAGCCGCACCAATGCAAACGCGAGTAGCTGCAACTGATGCAGAACTCGCGCTTGTGATTGCTACGGCACCGAGACTTACCCCGAAGGAGTAATTGCCCCCGCCGTAGTAGCCGGAGCCGTATGCGGCCATGTTATGTCAGGCTGACGGTCAGGCTTGATGCTGGGACGCGGAAGACATCGCCATCGTTGATGGTGCGTGATGTTGTCAGTGGTGCCCACGCCAGCATGTTTCCGGTGGCCAGCGCGTCAAAGATCGCAGCGTGCGTGATGGTGCCCCAGTTACCGCCGCTGGCGGCAGCAAACTCAATGGCGGCAGCGTTGGTGGCTGTGGTGGTCGTGCCGGCAACAGTCATCGTGCCGGTGACTTTGCGGGCGTAGCCGCTGCCGGAGACCTCGGTGCCGCCACCAGTGTCGCTCGGGGCTGCCGTAAACAGGCCAACATACCAAGCCGTTGGGCGGGTGGCGCTGTTGGTGGTCAGCAGCCAGTTGAGAACCAGGTTCTCTGTGTAGTCGGTAAAGGATGACATTAACGCACTCCGAAGGGTTTAACTCTTGATTTCAAAACGCCACGGCTTGATGTAGCACCCTGGTCAGCCACCCGTAGGGCATCCAATCCAGCAGCGTACAGCGTGGTCCAGACATTGATCCGTTCATCGTCCTTTAGGTACGGAGCCGACTGGATCAGTGCGCCGTACAGGTAGATGTCGGGTGCCATTGTCAGCAGCCAGTTGGTTGGTGCTGCATCCGACAGGCGCGGAATCTTGGCGAAGTAGGACAACTCAGCCGTGTAGGATGAGTCCGGCGTAGGATGCACTCGGAACTGGTTGCCAACCATGCTGAAGTACAGTGGGCGGCTCGGTGCCGTGTTGCTGGCGTCCATGCTGTCCATCTCGTCATCGGTCGCAAACTCCAATGGCTGGACCGGCGATGTGCTGGTCAGCTTGAAGGTGCGGGCCTGCAAGAAGTCAGACGGGACTGCGCTGTACTTGGTGTCGATGGTGGCGTCAGCGCGGGTCAGCATCTGCCGCACCCGCAAATTGCGCTCGGTCTGGGTCTCAGACAGGGCAATAAAGTTGGCAATCGCAGCCGACAAATCCGACCGATTCAGCCAGTCTGCTACAGCGGATTTCAGTTCAGTGTATGTTGTGATTGCCATAGCTCAATCATACCTTCCCAGGCCGCGTCCGGAACACCTGGTTCGCGCTGTCATTGAGCCAAGCCTTAAGCCTTTTCGGGTCTTGCAAGATGCCCTGCTTTTGCAGATCATGGTAAATGCTCATGGGAATGCTGCCGACCTTGTGCATCTCGCCCTTCCAGTTGGCCTTGCCGTCAACATTGTTGTAGGTGGCCTTGTTGTTCTCGATGATGTCGGTGATGTCCTGCTTGGTCTCAATCGTCACACTGCCATCAGTGTGTTCGTGCCAAAGCTGGGTAATACCCGCACCCTTGTTCTGCGAAAGAATTCTTGTGTCGATCATGTAAAAAAGGGGCTGAGTTATTAGCCCAGCCCCTTAGTTGATTACCTCAGATTAAGAGGTGGTCAGGTCGAAGGCACCGCCGTGGGCGACTTCGGTGTGGACGCGCAGAGCCCACTCGCACAGCAGCAGCTTTTTCTCAGCATCGCCGGTCTTGGCCATGTCCATCGTCTGCATTGGGCGCAGGTAGTCGATGGATGCGTACTCGCCATCAACCACGAAGGCATCGCGCTCACGCTGGAAGCGCGAAGGCACGATGCTCACATTGCCGAAGTCGCTGACATAGATGTCGGCAGCGGCAATGATGGTCGAAGGCTTGGCGCCGTCAACATTGAAACGCGAGGCAGCGATACCAGCGAAGGCCGAGACCTTGGCCTTGTTGACTGGGCCAACCAGCAGCATCTTTGGGGTGCCGCCTTCGGTCCAGACCTGCTGGATGACATCCTTCAGGATCGCTTCAGTGAAGGCACGCTGGGTGCCGTCATTGCGGGGATCAGTTGGGATGGTGGTGTACACGGGGTCAGTACCATCGCTGGCCTTGTTCGTGTTGGTCTTCAGGAACGCTTGCAGGGATGCAGTCGTGCGGGCAGTCGTGGAATCACCAGCCACTGCGGCTTGGTTGTTCAGGCACGAGAACTCGATGTCACGCTTCATCTCAGAGCCGCGCTTGGCGATCTGGTAAGCGACTTCAGACTTGCGGCCAGCCTTGTTCACTGTGTCTTCAGTGCCGGAGATGACAACCGACTTGCGGCTGATCTGGGCATAGTTTTGCAGGCGAACAGTGGCGGTCACTGCGTCATAAGAAGTCTCGTCACCCTCAAGCTGTGCATTGGCTGCGGCTGCGGCCAGTGCATCGGTCTGCCAGTCGAACAGGGTGTTCGAAATCGAACCCTTGCCGATATTAGAAACAAAGGGTGTTTCTTCCGGTGAGATATTGTAGATAACATTCGAAAGATCTTCCCGAATACCCTTGGCAGAGTATGTGAGGAATGTATTGGAAGCAATAGCCATGATAAGTCCTTAAAAAGTCAAAGTAGTCGTTCAATGAGATTGGCCGCATCGCGGACATTCCCAGTCTTGGCGAGACGCTGTTGAGATTGCTTGACTATGCTCGACTGTGGTTGCTTGGAGATCGTGCCTGGGCGTGCCGTGGGCGTTGAACTCTGCACCGGCTTCAAGTCTTTACGCTTGGCCACCATCGAATCGTATGCCGCCAGCTTTCGCAGCGCCAACAGAATCCGGTGATCCCTCACATTATTCAACTCTTGCTCGGACAACCCGACTGCCTTACCTGCTGCAATCCAATCCTGTTTCGCTTTCGCGGCAGTCTTTGGATCCTTCAGTTCCGGAGCTTGCGACAGCAGCAAATCCTTCTCTTTGGACAATTCATCCTTCAAGTAGGCGTTTTGCTCTTTCGCTTGCTCTGCGCTCAAACGCTGCTGCTCTGACGCAATTGCCGCCATTCGCTCCGCATTCGACCGCTGCAATTCACGCTGCTTGACCCACTCAATCGGATCCTCGTTGTAGAGGTAGTCCATATCAACTTGGGGCGCTGCTTGCGTCAACTGCTCCTGCAAGGCACCTAACAGTTGAGCGTATTGGGCACGCTCGTTTCGCACAGACTCAAACTCGGCTTGAGCTTGCTTACGCTCTTGAGCCAGCGCTTGGGTTTTGCGCGTGTAGTCCTCGGTCCTGCTGTAGCCCTTCTGCAACTCGTCCAGCGTCACCTCAACATCCTTGCCGTCAACTTTGACGGTGAACTTCGATGGCTGTTCTTCTTGCTCAGGTTCCTCAGCGTCCTCAGACTCTACATCTTCAGATTCCACCTCTGCCGCGTCATCTTCAGCAGAAACTTCCTCATCGATGGTTTCGGGCTCATCGCCCATCAGCGCCTCGGGCTCCTGCTGGTTTCCGTCTCCGGACAGCATCGACTCGATGGCATTTGCGGCTTGGTCAGCCGTCATGGCTTGCGAAACACTGGCCGAGGCCGTGGTGTTATTGCTCATGTAATTGGTTCCTAGTTTATCAAGTATTCATCTTTTGCAGTTGCTTCTTGGCGATCTTCCCATCGTCAATAAACACTTGCAGCTTGGTTTTCAAATCATCCAGCACCCGCAGGCTCATATAAACCTGTTCGCGCTTTGCAGACTCGTCAACTTTACTTGTTTTCCAGTTGTTTGTGTATTGCATTTCAAGTTCATTGAATGCAGTCATCAGGGTATCGTCACCGAGCAACTGCTCGGCGCGATTACCTAAATCAATTTTTCGTTTCACTGTGGTGGCATCCCAGTTTGCATTTGCATCTGTGCGTTGCGATCACGCTCAATCTCCGCATTCAGTGCAATCTCGTTAAGTTGGACGCCATACTTTAACTCAAGCTCACGAATCTTTACATACTTGTCAATTTCCAGTTTGTCGCGCTCACGGTCATCCTTACGGATCATGTCCTCGCGCTGCAATTGGAGGTCAGCGGCCTTCTTCTGAATATCCGCCTCAATCGACTTGACTTGCACCATCGCCAGCATTTCCTCTGGGGATTGCTTTTGCTCAGGTGCCGGCGGCTGGTAGTCGGCGGGGATCGCGTTGAAGAACTGGCTGGAGTCCTTGAAGCCTGACAACTCGACCATCTTGCGCAGGGTGTTGGCGTACTGGGCTGGCGTCACCAGCGGGTTGTTCGGCCCCATCAGTTGCAGCGCCTGCTCTTGCTTGCTGGCGATCATGCCCAGCATGGACATCTTCTGCTCAATGTCGCCGTTGCCCAGCCCGACATTGATGGACACATCCATCGTGGCGTCCCACATGCGCGGGTCAACCTGCACCCACTTGTTGCGCAGACGGATCATCCGAGCCTTGTCCTGATTGGCCACGGTCAACTGAAGAATCTGCTTGAACAGCTTCTTCATGCCCTCGGCCAAGATGCGTGTGGTCAACTCCAGACGGCTCTGGCTGGCGCTGATGGTGGCGCTCACAGCCGCCTTGGTGGACGATTGCAGCGCGTCAGCATTCAGGCCCATAGACGCACGGCTCATGCCGGTTCGGTCTTCCTTGATGCCGTCCATGTACTCCAGCATCGGGAATGCCTGCTGGCCAACAAACGGCATCGACAGTGCCTGCACCATGCCTGGTGCCCGCATCCGGATCACCGCGCCGGTCTCGTTGTTCAGCACATCGTCCATGTTGACCTGACCCTCGACCACCGCGGTGCGCGGGTGGATGGCCTGTGCCAAGCTGTCCAGCGTGTTGCGCAGGATGTCAGACTTGATCTCTTGCAAGTCCTTGGCGTAGTCGTAGACGCTGTTGGCCTCCAGTGGCGAGGTGTGCGGCTCTGGGTCAAACGGGAAGTCAGCAAAGCCCACCATGTCGGCTGGCTCGTTACGCATGATGGTATTGCCCTCGCCCATGCAGCAGATCTTGCGCAACTCAGGGATGCCGTCACCGTCATAGTCGATACGCATGAAACCCTCGATGTACAGCACGCGCTGCATGAACGGGTTTGAGCTTTCGTTCATCGAACCGATGGTCGTGGTCGTTGGCCGGCGGCGCAGGTATTCCTCGTTGTTCTCAAAGTCGGCGCTGGTGATGTACTCGCTCACCTCGTCCTCGTCATACCCCATCTCAATCAATTCGGCCACTGTCGCCATCTTGCGGTGTCCGACAAACGCGGCAGTCTCAATCGAGCGTGCGTTGCGGTCGATCAGAAACTCCTCTGGCGGCACGCCCTCGATGCAGACGCGGCCCTCAGTAATCACCCGCTTGACTTCAACATCGTACAGCTTGGGCACGGGCATCAGCGTGACAACACCCGTGGCTGGGTCAATCATCGGCTGCGGCTCACCGAACTCGGGATCGTCATACTCCTCAATGATGGTGACGAAGCTGTCCGGCTCTTGCTCAATCAGCATCTTTGTGCCATCGTCCAAGCCCGTGTACTTCTCAGTCCGGACCGTGGTGGTCTTGGCCCACCAAGTCTTTACGATGCCGCACTTGCGCACCAGCGAGTCCTTGAAGGTGCCGTACAGCACCGTGAAGCCGGCATTGTCTTGATTCAGGATGTAGTTGGCGTAATCGGTAGCCTGCTCGGCTGCCGGCACATCTTCCTCACTGCGGGGCACATACTCCACGGTCTTCTCAGAACTGAAGAACACCCGCATGATGCTGGGCAGCATACTGTTCACCGTGTCGCGCACCTCGGTGGCCACCACTTGGCTCTGGCCTTCTTCCTCGTTGCCGAACAGATCGCCACGGTAGTAGGCCGTGGCCTGCGCACGGTACGGGCTCAGGTCGCTGTCGATGTAGCTGATGGCGTCTGTAATCTCGGTGGCCACGATGGACTGCATTTCTACATCGTCCATCGGAGGTGTGGCGCCGGACTCCTCTGCCGCCAGCGTTGCCGTCTTGCGCTCAAGCGCCTCGGCCTTGGCCATCGGGTCCAGCATGTCATCGTCTCGCGTCAAGATTTCCTTGACCGCTTTTTTCAGATCTTGTTTTTTCATTTTTTCTTCATTCGTTTGGCTTCGCTCAAAGCGATGGCGATTGCTTGGTCACGGCTCTTGACCTTCTGGCCGCTGCTGGACTTGAGTTTCTTGTCCTTGTACTCGCCCATGACCTTCTCGATCTTGGCCGCTGCTTTGGTGAATTTCATAATTAAAACGCCGTGTTGGAAATCAAAATAAGCTCAAACGAGCCGGACATGGAAAATTCAACAGCACCGGAACTGCTTTTTGCCCTGTACTCAATGTCAGTCTTTTCTGTAAAAACCAGCGGGCAAATATAGGTTTGCGAATGCGTGCCATCAACGAGTGTCAGTCGTTCCTTGGATTGGAATACCTGACCAAACGGACGGGCAACCAGTCGGCAGTTCAACAGCGCCTTTGTCACGCCACCGTATGCCGTGCTGATGTTGTTCTGGGTCATGTATGCCGTGTATCCAGCAGGAACTGTATATACCAGCATCATGGTCTGGTTGTCACCAAAGCCATCGACCAGCGCATACTTGTTGGCCGGAACCCCAGCGGTAACCGTGCCGGTGCCCATGTAGATAATGCCAGCATTCACGCCGCCGGACCCAGCGGTCTGCACAATCATGCGGAAGGTGCGCAAGTAGCTTTTTGTCGTGTTGACCGCCGTCTGACCGTTGAGCGTAATTAACTCATCAATCTCGTTGTAGTCGGCATCCAGCCCGTAAACCCGAACAGTGCGGGCACCCGTTCCGGCTGCCGTGTCGCTGGCGCTGGAACTGGAAACAGTCATCACCGTGGCCGATGCTGGGTAGCTGTAAAGCCCACCCTGCGACCAGACGGTTTCTTCTGTGCTGCCGACAACATCGTTGTACCCAAACTTGAATACCGCCCTGTGGCGGTCAATTTGGCCACGGGCCAGTTGCAATTCAAATGGTTCAGTCGTGTCGTTCAGGCTGATTGATGGCGTAAAAGAACTCATGGTCGGCCTTTATGCTTGGGGTGCCCCAATTTTCCACTATTTAGGCCAGTCGGGGGATGTTCCGGCGCAGGGGCTTGGACCATGAACTGCCAGGCTTCGCTCCATACAGCCCCGTGGTCGCGTTACTGGCAAAGGTCAGGATAAAGCTGTCGGCCACATCGGGCGACTTCAAACCCCGCTTTTTCATGTCATCCTTGGACTCGGCCTTGACCTTGCCGTTGCTGGCGAACGAATACCGCAGGGACGCCAACTCGTCAATCAGCCGCGCATCGTCCGGCAGCCGGCAATCCCGCTTCTCCAGCCACGCCTTGGCCAAGTGCCAAAGCTCTGCCCGCAGGTTGATGTACATGGCCCCGAAGCTCGGGCTCTCGCTCACATTGATCCCCCGAGCCGGCAGCCCAAGCTCCCGCAGCCGGTCCACCACCCCAGCGCCCAGCCCAATGCTGTCCACCAGAATCTCATCCGGCTTCTCGTCAACCCCAGCCGACTCGTACTGAGCCACCACCGCACCCGTCAGTTGCATCAGGTCCAGATTCCGCCAGACCTGCGGGGCCGTGCCCACCGAATTCCCCCGCCGCTTGCACAGGCTGGAACTGTCCATGCCGAACCGCGCCACATCCAGCCCCCAGATCATTGGCGCAAACTTGCTCGGCTCGACATCCCGCTGCTTGGCCATCTCCAGCAACTCCATCGGGATGATGGTGTTGTCATCACTTCTCGGAAACTCACCCAGCACCCGAATCCGGTACGCATTACTCTCCTCACCGTACCGCGACTTCATCTCGTTCACATAGTCATCGCTCACCCGTGGCGAGTCGGTGCAGTTCACCGCGAAGGTGGTCCACTCGTTGGCCAGCCGGTTGTGGGTGTCGTAGAAGAACCCGCTGGAGCGCGTTGGGTTGCCCAGCAGCAGGGTGACAGCGCTGTGGCCGGACATCGAGCCGGCAGCCGCCTCAAACACCTGCTCCGGCACGCCTGACGCCTCGTCAGCCACCAGCATGACGTGCTCACTGTGGATACCTTGCAAGGCTTCCGGCTGCTCGGCCCGTGATGTACGCGCAGAGATAAACATCTCATCGGGTGCCGCGTTAAACACAATCCGGTCCTGCTTGACGCTGACCAGTTCCTGCAATGGCTTGGGCATCATGCCGACCCAGCGCTTCAACTCGGCAAACATCGCGTCAAACAACTGCGCACTTGTCGGTGCCGTGACCACCACCTTCACAGGTGATCGGGTCATAAAAAACCACAGCATGGCCCACGAACTGGCCGTAGATTTGCCTACGCCGTGGCCCGAGCGCACGCTTATCTTACGGTCTCCACGGGCAACTGCGGCAAGAAATTTTTCCTGCCACGGGTCTGGGTCAACCCCGAGCACTTCCTTGACGAACAGCACGGGGTCGTTCTGGTATCTCTCAACCCACTCGGCAAACACATTCTTTTTTGTCATATGCGTCAAGTTTACAGGTTGGGGCGCTTCTTTGGCAGCGGGCACCAGTGGGTGTAAAAGCTGGTGTCGCCACCGAGCACGCCGTACTGCGCCACCCCGCCGATGGACAGCAATTGCAACTTTGCGCTCCTCGGCGTGTCGGCGTCAATCGGCATCCAGTACACATCGGTGGCCACCGCCACGGTGTTGGTTGAGTTCAGCGTGAAGCTGCTCTGCAGGTACACATCACCCACGGGTAACTGCCTTCTTTGAAACGATCTTGGCCCGAGCCTCACGCCTTCTCCGGTTGTACTCGCTCTGGTAGGTGTCTGGCCTGATCTCACCCCTCTTGATCTTCTCCTCGGTCGTGTACGCCATCCAGTCAAACGGGCTTGTTGGTTTCTTTTTCATTGCAGTATTTAATGTGAAATTCATCGTTGGTCTGACGCTGGCACAACTCGCAAATCGGCTTACGAAAGATTTCGTCATACCGCTTTGCGTAGTCGCTGTGGCTGACCGACAGCGGCCTTGGCGCCGAGCCCTTACCGCCGTCACTCATGTTGACTCCAGTCCACGGTCAAACGCCCACGCATTCGGATCAATCTGTCTGACGGGTGCTGTCTCTCCAGCAGTCACGCATTTGCCGCCTGCGTTTGGCGTACTTACCAACCCACTCGGAAATCCGTGAAAAGCCTTGGGGTCGGTTGCAATTGGTGGTGTGCATGTGTGAATCGTGGTCAGGTCAGCAGTGCGCTTGCCGCACCTTGGGCAGAAGTTGCGTTCCTCTGGCTGTGCCAAGGCTTCTGCGCGGACAAGGGTGGCAAAGCGATTAAGGTCTGACCACTTCAGTACACCAGTTTCTGAAATCCACGCCTCAGGCAGTCCGGTCTCACGCGCCATCTCAATAATTGTTTTCATACCCAAGCCAATCCTTTGAGAGAAGCCGCAATAATAATCAAGCTGCCGCCAAACAGACCGACAAGTGGAGGGCAATGCGGCGCAACCCAGATCATTCCTGCCAGTACTAGAAGTTGAGAGTCAGTCATTCTTCAAACCCCAGTTCTTTCTTGAATGCAGAAAACGCCAAGATCAGGTCATAGGCTTGTGAGTAATCAAGGCAGACGTAGTAGTCCTGATGCGTTGTCCTGTTGGACGGGAACTTGGCGATGTAGCCGTTGCCTGTGTCTTCAAGCTGGCACAGCGTCTCACCCTTGTGGTAGTAGCCTTGCCCTGCCAGCACTCTAGAAGTGCATCCTGCGCGTTGAATAATTTCTTCAGTCATATCAATACCCCCAGCGAATACGGAAACACACAAGGTACAAGTGCAGGACAAACTCATTGCCGCTGCTCACAAAACCTATAGCAAAACAGGGCCATTTGCGCGGCCAAAACTCTGTTGTCAGGTGCAGTTTCTTGTTCATTCCAAGCCCCCTTCCATAACCCACTGCTCGGCTTTCTTGGTCATGAACAAGCCTTCGGCTCGGGTCATCTTTGACGACCTGATAATGAGTACGCCCGCTGAGTCGTAGCCCAGCACCAGCACATCCGTAAGCTCCTTCATTAGGGCTGAGTTCAGCGCTTGCTCGGCTGTGTAGTTGACGCTGGCTGGCAGCGCGATAACAGTCATGTTGTTCATATCTTTTCTCCTTCTCCGTCTTTGCGGTTGAT